GGGGGGGGGGGGGGGTAACACCTTTGGAGAACAGACTTAGGAGAACAGATCATGACCACCACTAAGAAGCCCGCAGCCAAGAAGCCCACCGCAGCTGAGCTCGCTCGTCGCGAAGCGCAGTCCAAGAAGGACACCGGCGCTCCCCAGCCCGTTCACGTCGAGGTGATGGGCGTGTCGCTTGACGTCGACCCGACCGAGGTTGACGACTTCGATGCGATGGTAGAGATGGAGCAGGGCGATCACCGCCCTATGCTGGCTCTGCTTATCCCCGATGAGGACGCCCGGAAGGCCGCCCTGGATTCCCTGCGCGAGGAGTCCGGCAAACTCCGGTACTCCAAGGTCGTGGAGTTTGTGCAGGCTGTTTTCAAGGCTCTCGGCCAGGGAAACTGATTGGCCTCGGGCGCTTCCTGGCTGACAACTGGGAAGTGCTAGAGGCCGATTTCCAGATGACCTACGGCCTCGACCTGACGGGGGTGTTCACGGGAGACCTGTCCCTCCGTCGGGTCAAGGTGCTAATCGACAATCTCCCGGCCGGGTCCCTCCTCCGCAAGCGGATGGGCGGCCCGGCGGCGTGGACCGACGAAGTCAGCGCCACCTTCGCGGCTAACCACCGTCTTGAGGGTATAATAATCACGTCACTGGGAGGCAAGAAGGGCGATGTCCCTCGGCCCGTCTCGCCGCCTGAACCTGGTTGGTTCGAGAAGGCGGAAGCCGAGCGGGAGAGGCGTGAAGAGAAGGCGCGGCGCTGGGTCGCAGCCCACACCTAGATAGGAGTTCAGCATGGCGGAGAACGGGTTCAGTCTCGGCACGGCGTGGATCCAGATCTCGCCTAGCCTGAAGGGCCTCAATTCGGCCATCCGCAAGGAGCTTGGTGACGTCGACACCAAGCCCGCTGAACGACAGATCGAGACCGGCCTTGGTGGCGCTTTCAAGAGCGCTGCCAAGGCCGGTGCGCTTGCGCTCGGAGCCATGGGCGCTATCGGTGCGGCGGTCGGCTTCGCTGACGTGGCTCGGGAGGCGCTGGCAGCCAGCGATGCCACCGACAAGTTCAAGAACACCCTTAGCTTCGCGGGCGTTGCGTCGGACGAGATTGAGAAGCTGACCAAGAGCACCAAAAAGTACGCGGACGACACCGTGTACGAGCTCTCCGATATCCAGAACATCACCGCTCAGCTGGCTGCGAACGGCGTGGAGGGCTATGACCAGCTGGCTGAGGCCGCTGGCAACCTCAACGCGGTTGCAGGCGGAAATGCCGAGACGTTCAAGTCCGTCGGCATGGTGCTCACCCAGACGGCTGGCCAGGGCAAGCTGACCACCGAGAACTGGAATCAGCTGGCGGACGCCATCCCGGGCGCGTCCGGCAAGCTGCAGGAGGCCCTGCTCAAAAACGGCGCATACACGGGTAACTTCCGGGATGCGATGGCTAAGGGCGAGATCACCGCCCAGGAATTCAACCAAGCCATCCTGGATCTCGGCTTCACCGACGTTGCCCGGGAGGCCGCCACCTCCACCAGCACCATCGAGGGTGCATGGGGCAACCTCCAGGCTGCCCTCGTCACTGGTGGCATGGAGATCGTGGACCGCATCAAGCCTGCGCTGACCGACTTCATGGGTGTGGTCGCGGATGGCGCGTCCGCCGCCTTCGGCTGGATCAACGGCTCGCTGTTCCCGGCGCTGGAGTCCATCTGGACCCTAATCACCTCAGGCACCTATGATGGCAACCTGTTCGGGTTGGCGTCGGATTCCGCTGTGATCACCGCCCTCACCACCATCAAGGATACCGGCCTCGACCTGTATAACTGGGTGGTCAGCACGCTGATTCCCGGCGTGCAGTCCTTCTTCGACATGGCTGTCAATGGGAATTTCGACGGGAACTTCTTCGGAGTCGAGGAGGACTCCGGACTCGTTGATTTCATCCTGTCCGTTCGCGACAACGTCATGGATGTGTGGAGCTTCCTGTCCACGACGGTCATCCCCGGCGTGAGCAACTTCCTGGGGGAGGTTGTGTCCTCGCCGTTCTGGGGCGTGCTCGGTAGCTTCTTCGGCTCGCTCATCCAGAACAAGACCGTTCTGGAGGCCGTGGTCGGCGGCTTCATCGCCTGGAAGACCGTCACCGGCACCATGAGCCTGATCGCCCTGACGACCCAGATCTGGGGTCAGGTGACTGCCTGGACGGCGGCGAAGGTCGCCAAGGCGGAGGACCTCGCACAGACCGTGGCCCTGAAAGCCATGTACGCGGGGGACTTCCTGAAGTCCATCGTGCAGCAGGGCGTTCAGGTCGGTCGCACGACGGCGGCCTGGGTGGCGCAGAAGGGGGCCATGATCGCGGGTAAGGTGGCCACCGGCGCGTACACCGCTGCCCAGTGGCTGCTCAACGCTGCCATGGACGCCAACCCGATCGGGTTGATCGTCGTGGCTATCGGCGCGCTGGTAGCAGCTTTCGTCGTCGCCTACAATAAGAGCGAGACTTTCCGCAACTTCATCGATGCCCTGTGGGCAGGCATCAAGGACGCCGTCGGCTCCGTTGTGGATTGGTTTAAGTCCTACCTCCTGCCGGTGTTCGAGTCTGTCTGGGAGGGCATCAAGGTGGCGGTCTGGGTGGTCGTCACGGCTATTGCCCTCTACATCGAGGCGTGGAAGGCAGTGCTCCAGGGCATTGCCGATTTCATCGTCACCTACGTCTGGCCCTACATCCAGTCTGCCTGGGAGGGCATCAAGGCCGGTGCGCAGGTGCTCTGGGAATACATGCAGGTGGCCTGGGAGGGTATCAAGACTGGTGCACAGGCAGCAGCGGACTTCTTCACCACCTACGTGCTCCCCGTCATCACCGCTGTGTGGGACGGAATTAAAACCGGCGCGGGCCTCCTGTGGGATGGGATCCAGGCATACTGGAACTATATCCAGACATGCGTGCAGGTCGTGTCCGACTTCTTCACTTCGTACATCCTCCCGGCGATCACTGCCGTCTGGGATGGCATCAAGGCCGGGGCTGGCCTGCTCTGGCAGGGGATCAAGGCATACTGGGACTTCATCCAGACCACGGTCAGCACCGTCGTCGGATGGTTCCAGTCCTACGTCATGCCCGTCATCACCTCCGTGTGGAACGGCATCAAGGCGGGCGCACAGGCCCTCGGCTCCGCGATCTCCTCTATCTGGGACGGCATCAAGAGCGCGATCAACAGCGTTGCCACGTGGATGAGCGGGACGCTCCAGTCCATTATCTCGACTGTGACCGGAGGAATCAAGAGCGCCTTCCAGTCGATGAAGGACAGCCTGGAGTCAATCTGGAACAGCGTGAAGTCCGTGGTCGCGAAGCCGATCAACTTCGTGATCAACACTGTGTACACCTCGGGCATTAAGAAGACGGCGGACTCGATGGCTGACAAGCTCGGCTTGTCCTTCCGTCTCCCGTCCATCTCGCCTATCGCCGAGTACGCCTCGGGTGGCGTCCTTCCCGGATACACGCCGGGCCGCGACGTGTTCCACTTCTTCTCCCCGGACGGTGGTGGCGCGCTCGCTCTGTCCGGCGGCGAGGCCATCATGCGTCCCGAGTGGGTGCGCGCGGTGGGCGGTCCCGAGGCCGTGGCGCGCATGAACGCCGCCGCCCGCGCCCACTCTTCCTACATCCCCGGCGGGGACACCGGCGTCAAGTTCGCAGCCTATGCGGACGGCGGCGTGTGGGGTGCTGTCAAGGGTGGATGGGACTGGCTGAAAGACGCCGCCGACACGATGGGGAAGATCATCGCTGATCCCATCGGCGCGGTGGC